ATACTTCCCTGGAATCGGTTCTTTAACATATGCACCTGCATATTTTTCATCCTTTTGTGACTTGTTCTTTGGCGGAATAACTATATTTCTTTTCTTCAAGTAATTGTAAATGATGTTGTCCCACATCCGCACTTGGTAGAACACATCAGCATAGTTCACCTTTGCGTCATATGCCATAGTCAATGCAAGTTCAATCAGTTTCATCTTGTCTTCCAAACGGTCAACAAGTTCTACGTCAACGATGTTATACTCAATGAATTTCTGCCAACCATGAGTATAAAAGTCTTTAAAGGTGTCAAACTCACTGTGGTCCAGTTTCTTTTGACCAAGTTCCACCTCAGCGATATAATCAAGACGATATGATTCCTGTGCTTTATAAGTAAACTTCTTATACAGATCAAGATAGTCAAGTTGAGTCAATCCACCCACATCAAAGACAGTCTGCTTTCTACCCTGAATAAAAACCTCTCCTTCAGTCACAAGACCCCAGTTGGAGAATCTCTTCATTAACTTTTCTCCAAGCACCCTGTTGAGGCGTTTACAGATGTATGGGATGTCATACAGTTGGATGTTCCAACCAGTCACCACATCAGGAACATCAACCATCCAGTAGTTGATGAAATGATTCAGAAGATCATACTCTGTAGGACAGTGGTGGTAAGTAACATTGCCCTGTTTGTTATTGAAAGGTTTTACACCCCAAGTAATAATCTTCTTGGTGGTATAATCCTGAATTGTGATTGCAAGAATTTCTTCCGAAGCAGACTGAACATCGGGGAATCCATTTTCAGACTTCACCTCAATATCCAGAGTTACAAGTTTGATCTGACTAATATCAAACTTAATTTCATCCTCTGGATATTTTTCGGAAATATATTGGTAGATGTATCTGTCATTTCCGTAAATGGCAAATCCATCCACTTCATCATACTTCTTATAAAATTCACGACAATCACGAACTGTGCCAGGATTTACTGGTTCAACATGCTCTCCACCTAATGTTCTATACTTTGATTCCTTTTTACTTTTTACAAAGAGTGTGGGGAAAAATTCATCTCTGGTTTCAAATCTTTTTCCATTCTCTACTCCACGAACCAGAAACTGATTTCCAATCAATTGAACATTAGTATAGAATTTCATTTAACAAGGTTTTCGTATTTTTCAAGTAAGGTTGGTTTTGGATCAGTAAGAGTCAGAATCTTATCCGATGATATCATAAAGGTATTTTGATTAGTTTGTTTTACCAACCATGGAGATAAAGTATCATCACCATCTAAAACAAATGGTTCAATTAGTTTACAGTCAGGTTCTCCAATCTCTGCACCCACTTCTTCAATTTGAGTTATTAGAATCTGACCGTTCATCAGAACCATCAGTTTTACTGGTTTCATTTCCATAGTTTACAACATCCTGAACATACATTTCTTTTAATTTATCGACAGGTTCTACCATCGTAATAACCCAATCCATTGCCATAGGAATTGTCTCTTCCTTTGAGAGTGGCATCCATGGGAACAGGGAGACCTGAAATCCTGCTTTTTGATGAGTTGCATCAACCTCTTCAGTGAGATTGTTGGGTTTCACCATCTTAACAACACAAGGTCTATTCAGCAAATATCCGATAACTCTTGGATTCTCTTCATCACCCATAGTCATCTCACTGACATTTGCAATGATATCTTCACCCGACTTCAGAAGTAATAATTTAATCGTCATTTTAGTTTCGTTCCTCCATCCATTCTATCAACAAAAAAGGGAGGTGTCAATCGGATTTTGCCGATTACCTCCCGTGGCATAGCGCCGACGATATTCAGTTTTATTTATCAGGAAGTATCAGGGTAGAACGGCGGCGATCGTTCCCCCAAATATAAGAGTCATTGCTGTTCCTAATGTTAAGGTGGCGGTTGTGAAATTCATCGTCCCTCCATAGGTCTAAATTATATAGACATTATGTATCATAGTGATACAAAAGTCTGTCACAACCGCTACTAATCATCAAAGAAATGTTATGGAATCAGAACCAATCCTTTCTTTGATGATGTTGAGGAACGATACGACCAAGAACTATCGATAGTAACCCATCCTCAAATTCAACTGATCTAACTTCCGTATCCTCTGCCAGCGTCCATGATCTTGTGAAAGATCGTTGAGCCACTCCTCTATGGATGTACTCTGTTCCTGTCTCTCCGTCCTCTCGTTGTCCTTCGACGAAGAGTTTTCCGTCTTGTGTGTAGACATTTACCTGCTTCTTCTTAAACCCTGCGAGTGCAAGTTCAAGTCGAGATTCTACATTTGAGACTTGAACTAAATTGTATGGGGGATAGTTTGTCGTTGTTTCATGCAGCGAAAACAATCGATGAAAATATTCATCCATACCAATACTGTTTCTATTTATACGATCTAACAGTTGGTCCAAATTAGCGGCGTTATACTTTGCTAAGTTGTTCATTGTACTTCTCCTTTTAAAGCGAGATTTGATTGTGTGGACCCCGAAGGCATCCACTACTAATTATACAACAAAGCATAAAAAAGGGGGTGTTGGTAACCCCCATAAAGTAGCGTATATTCCGTATGTATAGAGTCGCGCACGAAAGAGCGACGTTATTATTTATGCTTCTTCTTGTACCTTTCCTTTCTTACCAATATTGTACTTCTGCTCAAGAACCCAATCATTCTTATCCTTATAAGCAAGAACCTTAATTTGATTTAGGGGAGCAATGTCAACTACAGCATCCTCTTTAACGACCGTAATCAGTCCCCAATCAGCAAGAAGACGTGCAATACGATTGCGGCGTTGAACATCATTCACAGTAAGGTTTGCATGTTTGCCATCAAGAGCAAACAACTCTTTAAAGTGAACAATATAATACTTACCCTGCTTGTGCAGGATATGGCAAGACTGATAGAGTTTCTTCTCTTTGCGTGATGCAACTCCGATTCTAGTTAAAGTCTCACGAACTTTAAGGAAGTCGTCTGGTTCATTCAGAATCACTTCCACCATTTTGTCTTGTGACCATTCTACAGTGGGTTCAACCGTTGTAGTCATTTTATTCCTCCAATGTCAAGTCGTTGTTTAATAAAGTTAATTTGTTCCTTTGTAAGAATCTTCAGAGCTTGAGATGCTTTTTCATTACTATATCCATAATATTGTTTGACACATTCTAAGTCTGTGACTTTTTCTTTGCGGAGCCAGGGAGAGAATCTCTTCTTTTTCCTCAAAGTATTTAGGAAAAATGAATATTGCATGTCTTTGTCCAAGAAATGATACTTATTCATTTCGTTGGCAAACATAATACAATCCAAATGTCCAGACAGACAGCGGTTAATAATATATGGGGGATATTCTTTTGCGTGCTCAGTCAAATCTTCTTTAGTGAAGTTAATTGAATTCAGCCAGTCCTTCAATTCCATAATTAAATAATAGCAATTCCTTTCTTTGTTTTTGTTCTCGCATATACTCACCAACAGAGCGCATTGTGTAAGTAAGGTCAAACTCGGCAGCATTCCATTCAGTAAAACGATCTTTCACCAGTTGATCTGAATTGTAACTAATCAACTGATCAAGACTGCAAGCAGAGCAATCAGCAACAAACCTATCGTGATCAAATCCTTTGTGCATTGATCCCTTACGCCCATAGAGGTTATCCTTAATATCGTAAGGAGGATCAAGGTATACAAAAGCATTACCTTCAGAACCAAGTAGGTAATCATAGGAGTAATTAGTTATACGCCAATTCTCAATCAATTTAGAATACGAAGGCAATTTTTCGATCCCCCGCATACTGAAGTTGTTGTTGGACGCCTGTTCTGAAAATGATGAACTCTCTGTGAGACCAGAGAAACTACACTTATTGACAACATAAAAAGATATAGCACGAGAGAGATTTGACACATCTTGGTCATTGATCTGTTCCTTTGACTGGAGGAAAAGTTCTTTTGCTTTATCTGGAGTATTATTTGCAGTCTTCAGTTCTACCAACTGCTTCTTCATATCCTCACCAAACATCTGGAGTTGTTGCCAGAAGTTTACAAGAGGTTCATACAAATCGTTCACCCAAATATCTAGGTTAGGATATTTCTTGGTGATATAAATCGCAACACTTCCTCCTCCAAGAAAAGGTTCACGAAACTCGTCATAATTGCGAAGGTCTGGAAAGTAAGGTCCCATCTTTTCACAAGCACGGGACTTACCTCCAGGATATCTCAAAGGTGTCTTCAATTGCTTTGAACTAAATGCCATTTGGTGTACCACCCACTAACTCACCAACCAAAGTGTGTGAGAGAAGATTTACACTCTCTGCCATCACACGATAACCAGTACCAACATAAAGTTGCCCAAGAACTACTGCAACTGTACAAACTCCCCAGAAGTAATAATACATTCTGGACTTAACTTGATGACTTTTGTTTTTCATTTGAAGTTACACTCCACCATAAGTTCAGTTAGACAAGCAAGCATATTTATTTCTTGGTCTGCTACAAATGCCGCCTGATACTGATACTTAGCAAGCACAAGCACAGCAGCAGGAACGCTATTGTTTTCAAGGGATGTATAACAAGCATCGTAAATACGACGCATAAGTACAGTAGTATCATTGTCCATGTTAG